GGGCTACGATGTTTGTGAGCTTTGATGTTTCCGGTGAGTCCCTCAAGCAGAAGCGGACGAGGTTCACCGCGATGTCTTTTGACATTGCCATATTGATAATCATTTGTCCCTCATGGTTGTGGCCCCCGAAGGGGCCGGTGAATGTGGCCCCCGAAGGGGCCGGTGAGTGGTCACTCCTCTTCAGGAGCGTACTTCTCTTTGATGGTGATCCGAGTGACCGAATCGTACTTGTCCTGCTGCTCGCTGCTGACGTAGCCCCAACGGTCCTCCATCTTGACCTCGCCCTCGGACCACATCTCCTTGACCACATCAGCCC